CTACGTTCACCTCAATAGATACTCTCCGTTCGCGCTTTGCGCTCACTCACCTCTGCCGTTCGCTTCGCTCACTGTCCCGCTCGGTTGTGTTCACACCCTCGCTAACTTAAGTGGGCTCTCCGTTCGCGCTTTGCGCTCACTCACCTCTGTCCGTTCGCTTCGCTCACTGTTCCACTCCGCACTGTCGTGCTACGTTCACCTCAATAGATACTCTCCGTTCGCGCTTTGCGCTCACTCACCTCTGTACATTCAAAACACCCTAGTGCATTACACACTAGGGCGTCTCTCATTTTGTATATTAAGCTATTGTAAACTTCTGTGTCGCACCATTCCCAACTGTAATAGTTTTAGGTGACACCGTTTCTTACTGTTATATTGCTAGGATAAATCCCTTTTATGCTAAAGGGTTTGCTTGTATCTTATACCACGTCTGCAATTTATCGCCAGTTCTACTATAATGGTTTACCCAAATATTACCACTAGAGATATCATTAATCTCCACTCTATTATTTGGTCTATGACCCGTAACTTTCAGTCTATAGTAGTCACCCAAGTCACTTGGTAACCCCGACACATTATTATCGTTCTTATTCAAGTCAATAATAAGCTCATGATAAATAGGTACTTTACTTGCAATAGCTTTCACACTACTATTAACAACACCATCAGCAATACCCATGCTTACATAGTCTGTAGTACTAGGTGTAGCATTAACCCACTCTGTTCTATGCATTTCTGTATCACTGTCCTTAATATACAGACATCTATAAATAAATGTTGTTTTGTTTACATAGAACTCACACATCATTTGCTTGGAACTAACAGGGAAAATCTTCATGTTACCGCTCTTACTAAATGACCAAGTAGGTAAGTCTTTTGCTACAGTCATAGCAGAACCTACATTAAATGTTGCAGATGCTTCCCAGTTAAGCTTCGTTAAAATATCATATAAAGATGCACCAACGCCATAGTTACTGAATCCCATTTCACTTAATGAAGTGTAGTAAGCACCTACTTTATTTGCAATATTCAGCATCATAGCCATGCTAGGAATAGCGAAACGCTCATCTGTGTATTTATCCTTTAAGTTATATTCGCTTAAATATTGATGCCTGTTCCATACATCCCTCAAACTAGCATAGTATCTTAACATCCAAATAAACACAGCTTTGTTGCTCGTGTAAATATCGTTCCACTGATTATCAGGAACAGGACTTCTCACGATATCACTGTTTTCATCATCCCACCAGTCACCACGTTTTTTCACATGTTTCCAACCTACTTCATTCGTGTAGCTTAAAGTGTAATTTCCTGCGTAGTTGATACCTGCCCATGCACTGAATCCGATTGGTGTACTCTGATTACCTACCTGTGGGGAATATGGCACTTGCATTAGTTTACACAGTTGCACTCCACAGTCAAAGTTACGATTGTTCTGTAACCCTTTCAATCTGTAGTTCCAAACGTTAGTCGGTCCTTTTTGGTGATAATTCATGAATGTGAAGTAATAATTTCCGTCACTTCTTTCATACTGTGAGATATAAGCTCTATATGAAGCGTTTTCATCAACGTAAGCTCTAATGCCCTGTGCCCCATACACATAGGCATCAGCGTGTCCATAGTTTACACCTTTTAACGCCACATCAACTGTAGGTTTCATTGCATCTGTCCACCAGTTATAGTGTAAGTCAATGCCGTTCGCATTAGCTTTCCAAGCGTGTAAGTCTTTCTCTCTGAACACATATGCTTCATAGTTAACACTTGGGTCACCACCAAGAGAACGAATGTACTTTTCAAGGTCTGTTCTGCTCTCAACATCCCATGTTGAACCGTTTGGTTCGTCTTTCGCGTGGTTTCTAATGTAGTCTGTTGTCAGTTCCTCAATCTTTGTTTTGATTGCTTCGGGGATATCGTTGAAGTAACTGTATCCCTGTAAACCAAGCATCCAAGCATCAGGGTTTGCCATTGGAATTACGTGGATGCAAGTATCATTGTCAAGAATCTCACTCCACATATCTACTCCGCCATAAGTAGCGTTCTTTGCTAACACTTCCATCTGTGCGATTGCGATACTAGCACTGCAATCTGTACCATGGAATCCATTGAATACAAACATATGTCTAGTGGCTGTTTCTGTTCCGTACTCCATAGCAATCAATGGCAACCCAAGAACGGATGTGCCGATAATCTTTTTACGCACCTTTGGGTAGTTAAGCATTAGGGTGTCGATATCTTCTACCATCATATCATAAGTGTAGTTACGAATCAGCTTTCTTGGAATAACAGCATCCGCTAGTTTTGTGCTGTCTGTGATATTGAACGTATTGTTGTAAATCCTGTCTGTTTTCAGTTCATTGAACATTTTATACAGTTTTGCGATCTGTTCTTCATAACTTAATGAATCATCATAAGTAAGTGGTAGAACTGGATTTCCTACACTGCATCCGTTTCTGTCAAAATCATACATGCGTTTCATCTCCTTACCATAATAGCATAAATAAATCTTCCATTTCATTTAACAACATTTTGTCAATGTTTGTGAATGTCTCGCGGTAATGACTTAACATTGTACCATTGTCAAATACTCCACGGTTACCTTGTACGATTTCAAAGTATTCGTTTAAGTTTGTGGCTTCGTGATTTATCGTGTTTGTTGAATTATTCACATTTGTGTTTTCTGCGGTGTTTGTGTAACTTCCGTTTGTTTCGTCAATCGTTGCGCTTGTAAGATAAGTGTCGTTCTCAAGGGTTGAAATACTACCCTGCGGAGTATCAGAAAATTTACTTTTTGTCTTACTAGCGTTACTATTTGTTTGTTTTCCGTTATCCGTTGTCGTGCTGTTTGCTGTGCTGTCATTTTTACTTTTGTTCGTGTCGTTGATATTACCTTTTCTAGTAAAATCTGTATCCCATAATGGATTGAATTCCAGTAAGTCACTAGCGTACCACTTATTGTAGTATGGCATAATCGTGTTCATTTTGTCTGCTAATTTTAACTTCCATAATCCAACTGTTTCGAATCCTATTTCCCTTGTGTAGAAATGTCTCAATATTTTAATTTCAAGCACACTTCTGTATTTTTCATCAAAGATAGGATAGTCAAAGTCGAATATCTTTTTGTGAACAGCTTTCAGTATCTTTTCAATATCGTTGTAGCCAGTGCTGTGTTCAAGTCGGTAAAGAGATTCGCAGATAAAGCGTACCTCTGTTGTGTAATTACTCATCTACAATATCTCCTTTCTGTGATGTTTCACGTGAAACATTTAATCCGTCTAAACTGGTGTCAAGCTCTTCCCTATAATCTACACTGATATTAGTACCGAACATTTTGTTGATTTTCTCAACTGCCACTTGACGTTCATGTAAACGACTAAATTTACTTGCAATGCTACCACCCTGCGAACGGTTCACCTCGTCACTCACAAGTCGTTCACGCTTCGTGATATTAACGTTAGATATACCAAGATATGTCAAGGCTTCATTCCATATGTTTGTCTTCAACTCGTAAAGCTGTGGTGCAACGAAAGGCGCATCTGTTCTAAGTGCTGTAATGTTATCTGTGTTCAACTGGTCACTTCCGAAGATAAAAGGCATCCCACCGTCATACTGCTGATACAGATTTACCATGGATAAACGTTCATTTTCTCCCGATTTAATAAGAACCGGTGTTTTCTGTGCGTTGATATTCACATCAATCGTTCGGTCAATATTGGCTAAACGCAGAGCAAACATTTTACACGCTTCCACGCTGTTCGTATGTAGCATATTGTTATGAATAATCACACTGTTTGTTTCGTTCAAATCTTTTAAGTATCCGTTTACAGCGTAAGCTTTTGTCTTTATCGGTTCGCGGTATACATTTAATCTACCATCAAGCGTAGCTTGTAAAAATAAGTTTCCAAGCACCTCGTCATTGAAATAAACTCCTGCACCATCTTCAAACAATGTCATTTCCAAAAATCTAGCGTCAACGGTATCAGGTAAATTTTTCCATTCGATGCAAGAAATTGCGATTTCTTTTAATCGGTTATAGTAATATTGCCATGATACACAGTTTTGCAACATACTTGTAAAAAACTGGTTTTTATACTTGTTTCTTCTGTTTCTTCCCATTATGTTATCACCTCTTTATGTGGGACTGTTGTCATATGAATAGTTTCCAATTTCCTCACCATTTTCCCAAAATGTAATACCACTGTCGAAAATCTTACAGATAACTTGCATATCGGGGGCAGGAACACTCCCACGTGCTACACACCCACTTGTTTGGATGTAATTCCAGTGAGGTCTTAACCCTTTACCACTACAAACGTTAGGTTGTTTCACTCTGTTGCAAGCGTATCCAAACATAGTGAAGAAAGCATCAATACTCCTAGCGTATTCATAAGGGATGCACATTCTTCGATAGAACAGTTTGTTTTCTCCCTGTGCTACTAGCAAGTTACTGTTGCCAAGAGTACCTCGGAAGAGGTCGGCTTGGATGCTTGCTCCATATTCGTTAAGTGTTTGATTAATATATTCGTTAGCAGGTTGTGAAATAGCATTAACAGCTTCGCCAACCACACCACCAATATTGCCACTTAAAGCACTAGTTGTCATGCCTGCTACAGCACCAACGGTTGAGTTTACAACTGTTTGAGCCATTTTAACTTTATTGATATAAGTGTTCTGTGCTAACCACACTTTGTAAGCATCATTATTCCAACTGCACAATGGGAAGTCCATCATGTTTAACGATTCCATTCGATACGGGGTTTCTCCACTACCTTTGTAGTGTGTTGGATATACACAAGCTTTTACTGGTGTATTCTTTGTACCCTCGATTCTGAATCTAGGAGTTAAATTCTCAAAGAATTCATACCGTAACACAAGGCTGTTGTCAACACCGTTGTCAAACTGAAAATAATTGTAAGGATACGTGTACATTTTCATGTTCTTAGGCATGTACCCGTTCAATGATGTTGTAGCCGGATTAACTGGGGGTATTTCAGTGCCGTCTGAATCGAATGATGAGCCTGTTGCTGTGTTTTTAATTTTACCATCCTCGTCTTTTGTACCAATAAACATTGTCGGGCACATCCACATAGCTACAATGCTGTCAGGACTATCTAAGTATTTTATGTTGAGCGCATATAGTTTTTCTCTTTCAAGTTCAGATGAAACATCAAAAGCATAATATGTACACCCCGAATATACACCCTCGAATAAACCACCAATGTTTCGCTCCCCGTTATCACAAACAGCAACCACAACGGATAGATCTTTCATTAGGTTAATACTTCCACCCGTGCTACCCTCTACGTATTCTCCTAGTTTAACAGGTTCAGGCAGAATATTGTCACCGATTGCATCTGTCGCGCTGTGTTCACGAATAACCATACTGTCTCGGATGGTAAAGTCAAACCACCATGTTTGTAGAACGTCTAGTACGAATGTAATGTAACAGGCATTGTCGTTAAGGTATTCTACACCAGTGATAAATGCATAAAACCACTTTGAACCGTAGGAAGTGTTGCGAAACATCATATAGTTGCAGTCGTAACAATCATCTGCGGATAACTGGACTTTTGCGTAACCACGTTGCACACGCTGATAGGTTTGGCGTGTAAGTTGGTGTTTGGTTTTGTTCGCAAAGTAGGTGCTTTGTGCTGTTACGTCTGTGAATCGAATGGTGTGATTGTATGTGGGGTCAAGTGGAATGTTGGTTAAGAGTCGGATGTCTGTTTTTGGTTCTATCAAGGTATCACTCCTTTCCCACTTTTTAATTATAATATTCTTTAGTTAATTATTTATACTTGTGAAACTGTATCATAAGTAACATTAAAAATAAAATTTCCTTTTAATTCTTCGTTAGTATTAGCAATAATAGAGCCGTCTGTTTTTATAGTAACGATAATCGGTGTTGTATCAACATATGCAATAGTTTTAATAATATCTGACGGGCGGTGAAAAGAAACTGAAATGTTTCCAATAGCATTATCACCATTTACAAAATTTGCATTACAATATAAATATACGCATATTCTTCCGTTCTTTTTATAGATATTATTCCTTGTCACATCTGAAATTTTATCAGAAACTGTGATACTGCTAGAACTAGCAATTGGTAAATTAAGCGGTATTACTGTGAATATATTATCACCTAAAAATTCACAATATGTGTACTTTGCTTCAATATTAGAGAAATTAGGTAGTTTTTTTGCTCCATTTGATAAATAAGTGTTTGATATTTTAGTATATCTACTTGCAGAGTTATTTACCCATTTGAATAGTTGCCACCTTTCGTCTCCCATTTCTGAATCCCATAAAGCATTACAAACAAAAAGCCCACCGTTAATTATTGTTTTTACACCGCCATCAATGTCATAACATAATGCAACCGTATCTGCGCAACAATTGCTATAAATAGCGTCACCTTTTGTTTTAACAAATGTAGTGTTGGCAAAGTTACTTTTGTTCCATGCGTGAATTCTTGTAAATATATTACCACCATTCATATTTTCAATCGCTGTTTTGAAACCTATGATATTTACATCAGTAAAATATACGTCTGTTCCATCTACCCTTACCCCCCTATCCGTTGTATCAAAAATATAAATATTATTAAATCTACAATCTTGACAAGCATTAGTATATAAAGCAATAGAAACAGCATTCTTGATGGTAATATTATTATAGTTCCACCTGTGCGAACTTCTAATATACAAGCCGGAATCACTAATATTATTGCAATTAATTACTATATTTCGTATATAACCGTCAATACCTGTGGTACCGTCTGATGAAACATACACTTCAATCACATGACCCGCATGGCTTGCTTTAATACAAGCATTTTGGAAATTTATCTTTATAGTGCCATTTATAACAAGTTTTTCTGTTACTAGATATGTTTTATCTGAACTTATCGGTTTTAGTTCTTTATTAGTTTTAATGGCGTGATTTATGGCTTTTTTCAACGCTTCTGTATCATCGGTCACACCATCACCAACAGCACCAAAAGATTCGGGTGTTACACACCAAGTAGTAATAACTTGTGAATCAATTTCTCTTGCACCCTTTCGGATATTCTCACCAACTGTTTCAAAGACTTTACCATTTAAATCCACATTATCTGCGTATACTTGTCTTTCCATGTTATAGTACCCCTTTTTATAGTAAATATGTTTCACGTGAAACATATTTCAGAATCACGTGAAACTTGTAGATTACTTAAGTTTCTTAACATCTTTTGTAGTAGGTACATTTGCCACAGCTTTTCCATCCTCTACCGCAAGTGCTACAGCATCACCCTTGTTAAAGACAATTGTATCACCCACATTAGAAGATGTTGTAAGTGCTGTATCTGTTGTATACTTGTAGCCACCGTAAATCATTTCAAGTGTAGTTGTGGTCTTTCCTGCCGGGAAGATAACTGCGCCATACTTGTGGATTGCGATTCCGTTAGTTACTGCATCCTGTGTCTGTACAAACTGGTAAGCACCGTTAGCAAGAGATACATTATCGTCCTGCACTTCAAGTGTAAATACTGTTGCTTCTTCTGCAATATCCTTGCTACTAACTTCAACTGTCACAGTAGTAGGCTGTGCAATATTAGCATCGTCTACTACGAATGTAACCATGTTAGAGAACGGAGAAACTGCCACAGTCTTCCATGTATTGTAGAAGTAATTCCAATACAGTCCACTTGCACAATACTGCTCTGTCATTCTTGACAGATTGTCGTATACTTGGAAGTAATTTTCATCTACAAGAACTGCTTTCACATTCTGCATTGCTGTAAGCTCTACTGATGTTACCTCTTCGATTGAATCACAGTTCGCACGAATGATATCAAATCTTTCGTTGTCAAAACTTGTCCAATCATCAATCAAGTGAAGTCTGCCCATGAAGTCTGCTTTCTCCATGTGAAATGCACTTGCAAGAACGTTAACATCAAATTTCGCATTGTACTCAGCATCCATAAAGATTGCCTGTCTTGTCTTCGGTGTTGTTGTTCTTACTCCTGCTTGATTGTATTTCTTAGACATAAATGTAAGCTTGTTAGAAATACCTCTATACTTGCTTGCATCATTTGTAAGTGTTGTACCGTCACCGATTGAAACAGGAGTAGTCTTACCGTGTGAAATGGCTTTAATTAGTAGATATTTGAATAGTAAGAATTCATCATATTCAGCTGCTGTGTAAATACCGTCTACCAGTTTGGCGATAAATGAAGTTACACCATCAATGGATGTAAATGCCATTCTAAGGTCTTCATCCTGGATTGTAAGAGGGTACTGCGTTCTCCAGTTCATAACGTAGAAAGCACTTCTTACGTCGGGGAGATTTCTTTTAAATTCTCTTGCTTCCCCTTTTTCTGCGTCATACTCTACCACATTCGCAATACCGATAAAGATATCCTCGATTGTTTCCCCTGTTTCAAGATAACCCTTTTTAAGGTGTGCATATGGGTTGTTGAATGTTGCGCTTTCAATCACAACCTTTGCGATTCTGTTCATAAGTGCGTTAAGAAACTGATTCTGTAAAGAACCGTTTCCTAAAATTATCTCTCCGACTTTCGGAATCATTTTAGCATCAGTAATTACTGGGACATTCTGCTGATACTCATAGGATGCATTCTCTCTGATTGTGTTAATGATTTTAAGGGAACTAGCATCCAGTGTAGTTAGTTTAACTCTGTGAGCCATTAGTTTACATCTCCTTTACTTAAATAATTCATCAAAATTTTCTGCTACAATTTCATTGTCTTTTTCTTCTTCCTCTTCCTCTTCTTCGTCTTTTTGTTTATGTTCATTTCCTGCGCTATCACCTGCGGAAAAGAATCTATCTTTATATTTCTGTCTCCACATTTTGTCATTATCTTCGTACTTTGTTTTCCAGTCTTCACCGTCTGTATCTGACAATGAATTAATTGTGTCTGTTACATCCTCGATGAATTTTAAGGTTTCATCGTCTGTACTGTCTTTTGTTCTCTCTTTGATTAAGTTGAGAAAATCTTCTTTTGATAAAACTGCCATTTTAATAACCCCTTTGAATACCGCCACCGATTATAGCGAACCACATAGGGAACTTTGATTTTGGCTTATAAGTTGTACCTCCACCGCCGCCACCACCTACGCTATAAAATCGGTACATTAAAACTGCGTTGTTAAGTATTTCTGCTTCTGTTAAATATCTGTCCTCTGCTACCCATCTGTTGATTGAAGTGTCGTTACCATGAGTCTGAATGTAATTGTAACATTTGTTTGCGTTCTGTATACGCTCTTCAAGAGCAGGAACACCAGGTCTTTCCCAACATGACATAAATGCTTCGGTTAGACCTGCAATATCTGTACTGGTTGAATGTAAGAATTCATCAAGTGAAGAGATACCGTGGCTTGTACCAATCCAGTCATTTTCTTCAATCAAGTATTGCATCTGCCCGTTAGGGTCTGTACTTGATAAGCCTTGTGAACTAAGGTAGTTAAGCAATGCTGTCTTTCTTCCGCTTGTCCACTGGAATAGTCCGAAACCACCGCCACCACGCTCGTTAAGAGCAGGGTTTATATTTGATTCTCTCCAGGCATTACCACATAACGCAGAGATTACATATATACTTGCGCCTATTCCGGTCGCACCGCCATCACCGTATCTCAGTAGAATTGGAAAGCTGTTTGATGTTGATTCACTGTTATTGATGCTTACTTGGTCAACTAGTGGGATACCGTTGGTATGTGCTCCCATTGTAATACCTTTACCCACTCCGCCACCTTGATAGCATATCTCGGTATGTCCACTTCGCCATAAGATGTCAAATGGTTTCCATTCTACATCTTTGCTATCATACTGTGTAAACCCTAACCCTTTTAAGATACTTACCATATTTCCAGTATAGAAGCCACTAATATTTAATGGGAATCCTGCTTCGATTACTGCATAACCAACAAACGTGGAACAATCATAATATGTGATACCATTTACCGTCTTTTGATATCGGTACTGTTGAGAGTATCCCACGTTTGGGGCGTTGCAAGTATTGATTGCCCATTGATAACCTTTGTTGATGTTGATAGCCATTACGGTTTAATAAGCTTTCCTTTCTTACCAAGTGAAACCAGTTTGTCATTCTGTGGTGCTGAGCCTTTATAGTTCGCTACACCGTTCTTACTTGCAATACGCTTACGATACACAAAACTTGAATCCACATTGATTGATCTTAAGCAATCTACAATGGAACAGCTATTTAACTTAAAAACTGGAAAATATGTTTCACGTGAAACATTTGTCTGTGGTTTCACGTTTGTTTTACACCCAAGAGCAGATGCAATAGCCATAGCACACTTTGTAGAATCCCAACGGCTTACATCGTCTCTATCATCTACAAAACAGCATTCAATGAGAATCGCTTTTGCTTTTGTTTCTCTTAGGACACGTAAATCTTTTTCGTATTTCACGGGAGAACCGTGAAACCCAATACCAAGTGTGTTAGCAATATTCTCTGCAATCTTATAAGCTACACCATAGATTCTATCATCATATCCGTAGACCTCTACACCACCACATTTCCCATCACCTACTCTGTCGTTTCTTGCGCTATTTAAGTGAATTGATATATCCAAGTCCACAGTATGAGCGTTACACTTAGAAACAATGGAAGATAAATTTTTGTTCTGTGTTGTGCTGTAGTCATCTGTACAATCATATACTGTATTTCCATTCGCTCTTAATAGTTCGATTAACTTATTTTTTACAGCTCTATCTTCATTTACTTCATCCAGTAAATCGCTAGCACCACGGCATTTCAAAGAGTGCCCACCGTGTACATTATACGTTGTCATCTTTGTCACCATCCAGTCTGTCACATAACTTCTGCAAAATCAATGTATTATTGTTTAATGCTTCTGTCACACTGTCCATCTCTGCTTTATGTGCATCTTTTTCTTTAATCATGTACCAAAACATAGCACCGCACATCACAATAGGGAAACCAAGCGTTGAAATTGCTGTTGTTACTGCGTTCATATCCATAGCTTTCATCACATCCTTTCTTATTTAATTATATCATCATAATGTATATTTGTCAACATATTGTATAATTATAGACACAGTGTCTATTAAAATACACACTGTTTAATAATTGACAGCTTGTCTAATTTATGTTATAATATAAAAGAGGTGATAAAATGAGTTATTATGACGGTACAAAACTATTAAGTTTGTTAGACCTAAACAATAAAAGACCCGAGATTTACATGGTAACAAGTAACCGTACTGGCGGTAAGACAACTTACTTTGGCAAATTGGTAGTTAATAAATTTTTGTCAAAGGGCGAAAAGTTTGGATTGCTCTATCGTTACGATTACGAGCTTAGTGGTGTAGCAGAGAAATTTTTTAAGGATATCAAAGAATTATTTTTCAATGAATATGAAATGACAAGTAAACCAATGATGCACGGGAAATTCCATGAATTATTTTTAAATAACGTTTCCTGTGGTTATGCCATGGCACTTAACAATGCGGATGCTGTTAAGAAGAACTCTCATATGTTCAGTGATATCAGCTGTCTTATTTTTGACGAATTTCAAAGTGAAACAAACCGTTACTGCTCAGATGAAGTGAAAAAATTCATTTCTATACATACCTCTATTGCACGTGGGCAGGGAAAACAAGTGCGCTATGTTCCAGTCTATATGATGGCTAACCCTGTGTCACTGATTAACCCATATTATATTGCTATGAAGATTTCAAACAGACTTAAATCTGATACTAAATTCTTACGCGGAAATGGGTTCGTACTAGAGCAGGGATATAATGAAAGTGCAAGTAAAGCACAGACAGAAAGTGGGTTCAATCGTGCGTTTATCGATGATGATTATGTTGCTTATTCTGCACAAGCTACTTACTTAAATGACAGTAATGCATTCATTGAGAAGCCAGTTGGAGAGTGTACGTATGTTGCTACACTTCGGTATCTTGGTAGGGATTACGCCATCAAAGAGTATATGGACTTAGGTATTATATACTGTGATGACAGAGCAGATAAGACATACCCTTATAGAATCAGTATTACAACAGATGACCATAACGTTAATTATGTAATGTTAAAGAGTAATGACTTATTCTTGTCTAATATGAGGTACTTCTTTGAGCGTGGGTGCTTTAGGTTCAAAGACTTACAGTGTAAAGAAGCTGTCTTGCATGCTCTTAGTTATTAATGGTATCATCTACTGTCAGAAAGCGAAAAACATAGAGACAGAACGCACAGGTGGAAGAGACTGCTGTCTCTATGGTCGGGGTTGCTCCCTTGCCCTAACAGGCTTTAGACCGTTTTCACCAGTAGTTCATGATATAATAAAAGGTACTTTGCTTATGCATTGTACCTTTTTGTTTTTACTTATCTAGTTTTAATGTAACTTCTTTATTCAGTTCTTTCTCTTTCTTAAATTTGCTGTGTTTTCTTGCATCACGTGGAATGTGTGGATATGTTGGTATATAACACTTGTATGAGTAGAAGTCACAACCCTCACAACCTCGTTTATAATTTGACGAACATATTTCTATTAATTCTCTTACTGTTATTTTCATAGTTCTAACTCCTCATTTGTATATAATGCTTTTGCTAGTTTAGGCACATCGTAACATAGCCAATAATATTCTTCTAAATCAAATGGATAATACCCATCAATTTTAGCAATACATTCACCACTTTTACAATAATGACAATCAGTGCAATGTGCTGTATTTATACATTGTTCCACTACATCTTTTAATCTTACTTTCACACTATCTACCTCATTTCATAACTTGTTTCTACCAATAACACGCCACCCCTCATTCTTTTAGGACGTAACTTATCGGGTACTTTCAAACCTATCTTAAAATCTGATAAATCACGCTTGATTGGTTTACCATCTTTAAATAAGAATTGTTTTTCCTCTTCTGACCATTCTTTGTGTGTTCCTGTTCTTGGCTCTGTATAACCTTTAATATCTGCATTACCTTGCATAGATAATACAAACAGATTCTTGCACTTATTTGGCATCCCTGCGCACTTCACGTCATAAAACGGTTCTTCTATTGGTTCTCTGTTCTCATGAGTTACGTGTTCAATGTACGTTTTCTGTCGTGTGAATGTAGCAATATCCCAACAGGACTCCAATGACCAAGAATTAAACTCTGTTGGGTGTTCTCTTATACCTACAATTTCATCGGGCAGTAAATCACAATGGATAGAATCAGTATCGGCATATATAAAACCTCTTTCATTAACACCATGGTAATTCTTCTGAGCCGCCCGGATTGTAAACTCTCTAGCATATGACGTTATTGCAGAACCACAAGGGATGTACCCTGCTTTCTTGTTGCTCTCTTCCTGTCGTATAAAACCTAGTGATTCATCCTCTTTCACGTATGCTATCTTGAATGAACTATCTTTAGAGGATGCTTGCTTTCCATAAAGATTATTAAGAAAGAGCTTTGCAAGAGTTCGCTGTGCACCCTTGCTTTTCTTCTTAATCTCTGCGTACTTGTTGATATAATTATCATAGATACCTTTCATAGCATAGAACCACACACCGTCTATGATTTCGAAATCATATAAGTCATAGTGTTCTAGCATTAAATAATAATCTGTACACGTAACTACCATTTCTACGATAGCTTCATGCCTATTGTTTCCGCTGTCATAGTAATACGGAAAATATTTATCGTATTTCTTACTGTATACATCACTTGTTTCTAACATTTCTGTTCCACGATAGAGCGGAGACCCTTTTATCTGTATGAATGGTAAGTAACCATCTTTAACCCTAAATCTTGTGCGTATTCGTAGGAAAAAATATCTTGGGTCACCCTGTGGGTCTTTCTTAAGTGCATCCTCATGGATGTAATTACCTTTCCAATAATGTGGTTTCCCTACGGGATAATAATTGCCACTATCAGAGTGCATCATAGACGGATATAGACTATTAACATCCCCTGTTGTGCCAAAACGAAATATTTTATTTTCTTTTCCTCTTACAAGGTAGCACCATCCACCACGATATGACTTTCTAATATAGTCGCCAAAGGTAGGATACTTGGTTATTCCTGTTTCTATCTTGTATATGTCGGGAAAAAGCTGTGCGTAATCTGTCTTATCATACCCTTTTTTGAACTCTTCCAAACAGCATGAACCAATAGTAGATTTGTCGTGTCCTTGTTCTAACATGATTTCAAGCGCTTCCTTTACAACAAGAACGTCATTTGCGATATACTCTCGTTCCCTTTCGGTTATCTCACACCCTGCATATCTGTAGCCAGTATATTCCATATCTAGCTTTTTGTGTTTCGTTGCGAATGATTTTCCAATCACTTCAACGGAAAATGGTAACAGCTTCAATGTGTCACGGAACTCCAGTAACTTATTATTTGGAAGTTTCTGTGTAATGGAATACCACATACCTTTATCTGATATACTATAACGGACTTCGTTGGTTTGCATTTCCTTATTCTTTTTCCATGAGTATACACCGTTATCATTGTTGAGTGCCTGTGGATATTTTTTCTGTGCTAATAAATAGTCAAGGATGAAAGCCCCATCAAATTTTAGGTTATGGAAAAATGCTATGATGTTTGTATCTAACGCACGAAAGTACGTAAACATATCCTCTATACGATGCAGGATTGTGACATTCTCGGTGAATAGTTCTACAACGGCAACTGCCCACACTTCTGTATGGTCTTGGTTATCATATACGGTAGTCTCAAAATCGCACATGAACATTCTTGTTGTTCGTTTGCTATTCATAGACATTGTCCTCGATATCCCATGAATAAAGAGACTCTTGTTCATCATTTAAAGCATCACGTTCTACAACAGATAATGTTCTACCACTAATAATTTCCCCAATAGCTTCCAGTGAGGAAGCAACGTTCACGCCTTTTGAATCGGTTAAAACTACTTCCAAGTGCAATTTAATTGCATCCCAGTTATTCGCAAGACGTTCTCCTACAGCTATTTCACCATCTTTATTTAAAGTATTGCGATAAAGTGCTAATAGAGCTGACTGAGCTTCTTGCGCTCTTTCTATGTTAGCGTTCTTTCTTTTATTGCCGTATATTGTCTCTGTTGGAACTGGTGATGTTATACGGCTTAAAAACTCTGTCACAAAGTTATCATTAGTCATATCCCCCAACTGTGGCTGTTTCAAATGATATTCTCCATCTAAATCGTGCGTAGTTGGCTGTTTATCTGTTGACCAAAATTCCCTAGCGGATTCCCTATTACGCGTTCTTGTCTCTGCACTACGCTTGGCACGTTCAGAAGCAAGTTCGTGTTTAAGTTTACCAACGGTTGAGATTTCCCCTGTTGCTGTTGAATAGGCTTCCTGTTTTGAAAGATTCTTTATATCTGCTTTTAACTGTCTTGTTATCTTTGCTAAGTCTCTTCCTTGGATACCCCATTTACGCAACTGGGATTCTGTTTGATAGACGTTCGCACCACGCAATTCGATATTCTGTTTTCTTAATGCTGATACTTTACGCTGATATTGCTTATAGTATTGACTATACTTTGATTTGCTCTTTTTCAATTTTATCACACCTCTCACATTTTATTATGTTTCACACTATCTTGATGTTTCACGTGAAACATTTTAGATTAAAAGAGGGTAGGCGTTCTGCCCACCCTACTATATATTTTTAGGAAAGAAAATTATTTGCTATGAAAAAAATACTTTACTTATTTTACAGAGTTGACGTCAAGCCCACAGTCAACAAATGGTCTACCTGCTTTTGTCTCTCCGCTACGTTTAATAATTGCATACGGTTTACCGTGCATCAACTCATGAATTGATTTCAAAGAACTCTTGAAAGTTTCGGACTGTGTACTGTAAACTTTACCATCTACAGTAATGATTGAAAGCAGGTATGCTTCTGTACCGTCATTCTTTGTGTCCTTGTATTCAATGTAGGCATCTACGGGAATTGATGTGCCGTCTGCTACATCTTTCATGGATGTAATACCTGCATCCATTGTCATAAGATACTGCTCTACCTCTGTTAATTCTCTACTTGCATTTGTAATCATAATTTTACTCATTGTTATTTTCTCCTTTTTCTTTTACTTATACTTCTACATCTGCGTTTTCATCTACTTCTTTTTTGTTTCTTGGCTGTAATACTTCTGCCATTTCAATGAATTTCTGTTCATCCATTCCGTACAGTGTCTCAATCACTTCTGTTGAAACAACTGATACTGGTTTAAGCGTTTCTGTCTCTACTACTTTAGTAACTGCTTTCATAAGCTTCTTATCATCTGTGTAAGTACCTGCGATTGTTACCTCGTAGTTGTTAACCTTAGCTGTCTCTGTGTCAACACACATGACGATGACTTTAGTTGAACAGATTGTTCTTGTTACTTTTCTTGCTCTTGACATTTTACTTTTTCACCTCTTTCTTTTGTTTTGTGCTTGCTAGACTGCGTAAACTACATACACGACTTCTTATGAAGTCGAATCAGATAAAAGGAATCGAACCTTTACACATAACCACCGTTTTTTCGCCTGCATGGGTGTCGGAATATCTGCTATTTTTTGTGAGTGGACGGTGCTTTGGACACCGCCCTATATGGTGTGGTATGTAAGTTGGAAAAAATATTTATCTTCCTTACATTATTAAGTATATCAGATGTTACTTGAAATGTCAAGTAGTTTTTTTAAAAAAGTTTTTTCTAAAATAATGTTAAATAATCAAGCGTAGTTGACTGAATAAAAATATATACCACAAAGCAAATAGCTGTAAGATAGTTAACAATAGTTTTTAATTTTCTCATTTTTTACATGTACCTCCAAAAATGCTATTACTAATTTAAGGCGTTGGAACAAAGAAATTCACAATAACAGCAACCCAATAAAATGTAGCAAGGAAAATAGTTGTTAACACTAAGATTGAAATAATTCCCTCTATTACACTTTTTATGATTCTTTTAATTTTTCTAATATCCATTGATATGTCTCCTTTATTAATGATTTACTGATTGGCACGTCTATGCGTTGGTTATTTGCTATATATGCTATGTAATATTTGCCGTTATCATAGACGTGTTCTTTTAACTTATAAATGAATGCATAATGTAGGTTGGTTATATAGGTTGTGTTGCATAATGATAAAGCTGTTCCATTTTCCTCTCTCATTATGTCTTTCATGTGCTCGTACTCTTCCACTGTTTTAGGTGTTACTAAGTCCGGGTGTTCATAAAGCGTCTCGCAGAAGTGCTCTTGGAAACGCTTGCGGACTTGTGCGTGGGTTATCCATTCTGGCATGGTTAATCACCTCCTTTCTAATGTTTCACGTGAAATATTAATATGTTAAACCATTTATAAAAGAAGCTATTTCGCTTATTCTATACAGAGATTTAAAGTTTGTTACTTCCATTAATTCATCCCATGAATCACTAAAATCAGCGTTCTTTTTCATAGCGTATAATGATAATGCTTTTATAGAATAATCAGCAATATTAACATTAACACGCCAATTTTCATTATTTTCATTATATTGTCTTAAAGCACTATCAACATGCATTTTAACATTTTCAATAATATCCTCTGTTTTAATTGTTTTTACATAATTTTTCATAATCTTTTCTTTCCTTTCTCTTTAACTTTATTGTTTTCCTTTACTGTAATTATATTATAGCATTGTACCTTTTTAATGTCAATAGGTTTACATAAATTAATTACATAATATTGTACTTTATAAATA